GTAGAAGAAGGAAGAGAAGTTGAAATCAAGGGTCCTTATGTAACGGGGCGGAAATGGACGCCGGTAACGGATCCTGCCGAGAAAAGAAAAATGAGAGCTCAAAATCCTCCGATTGAGAGAGAGAATGTACCCTCTGTTAAAGATATTAAGAAAAAGGAAGCAAAAGCGCGGGAAGAAAGCTTTCAAGCCGCCGGAAGAATGGCTGCTAGATCTAAGTTCACAAATTAAAGAGGCGACGACCCTTCTACCGTTAGTCTCTCGTAAGGATCAGCACACGAACAGGTTCCATTACTCGCAGACGTGTTTCCTACGATACATACAGTAATCCCACAAGTTTTAAGGAAATCAACTCCTTCATCCAGGCGATAAAGTTCACCGCAGACCACGCGACGGATTCCTGATTGGACAATAAGCTTAGCACACTCAAAGCAAGGAGATAGAGTGGTATAAAGCGTAGCTCCTTCGGAGCTACTGGTTCCCTTCGCTAGTTTAGTAATCGCGTTAGACTCCGCGTGAAGCACCTCTCGACGCGTATCTCCGTTGCGGTCTTCACACATATTACTTTGTCCTGTAGGAGTTCCATTAAATCCGTCCGAAATAATCTGTCCGTTCTTTACAATAAGACATCCGACCTTCATTCTATTGGCTTGGGAAAGATTTGACCAGTTTTTGGCCATTTCGAGATAAGTTTGATCTAGTTTAATTTGTGTAGCCATCATATAATATAAAAGAATAAAGGGGGCTAAAAAGCCCCCTTAAAAGTAATTAAATATTTAAATTATAGATCTTCTTCCTTTTGTGCAGCTTTAGAAGCTTTCTTGGACGCAGCACCCGTTCCTTTGGTAACTTTCTTCATAAGATTACGAGCAGCTTGATTCAAAGCATTTCCATTAGCGTCGAACTTCGCCTTTTCCTTCGTCTTAGACCCAAACTTAGCATTAAGAGCATCGTCACGTTCTTTTTCAGCTTTAGTACGAGCTTCAGCAAGAACTTTTACGATATCACAAAGACTTTGAACCGTTTCTTCAAGCATTCCAATTCTATCCTCAGGGGTATCTGGCTCCTTATGATCTTTTAAAGTTTTAGGCATAACCCACTTATTAGCGATGTTAGAGGGAAGACCAAAGTTATCCATTCCAGCAGAGGCTGGATCGCTCTTAGGCTCTCCACCGCCACTAGGACCAGCTTTAGAGGCTGCTGCGGCATTCTCCTGGTTACCTGTAACAGTTCCAGAGCCTTTACCTTGATTCTCTTGGCTATCGCTGCCAGAACCTTTAGCGGTTGGAGTACTCCACTTATTACCATTCCCGAGCTTAGCATCGCCACCTGTTAATTTAGGGAGCATAGCGTTAGCTTCGAGAAGGGTGTTTACAAAATCTTGAGAAATATCTTTCATTTTTTAATTACCTATTTTATATATTGTTCTTACTTAGGAAGTAAACAGCTTTATTCTAACTTCTAGATATAATAATGGAACAAGAATTCTTCGATAACATTGAAAAAAATCCAATTATTGGGATTTTCGGAGATACTGTATTTCCTAATAAATCTATAGGGGAAGGGATTAGAGAAAAATCCAAAGTAATTTCAGAGCTTAAAAGCTTGCTTCTAAAGATGGATCCTAAGAAAGTATACATTATTCCTCATAGGGGGGTAAATTTAACATCCCTTACGATTTTACAGTATTTAAATATCCCATATACTATTGTAAACCCTTATCGAGGTTATTTTAATAGTACTCACAATAGAGACAAACTAAAAATTGTTTTTGGCATGGAAAATAGTTCTTCGGTTATTACGGTAGGAAAAAATCCTAAAAATGCTAGAGGGACCCTAAAAGCTTTATCAGACACAGAAGATTTTGTTATTGACAGATCAGATCTCATTATTTCTATTAATGGTAATAAACCAGACAATAAATCAATGAATTTACTTAAAAAACTTCCTGAATCTGGAAAACATATAATATTTTTTAAATATTAACAAAGTTATAACGTTATTTAATGTGGAGGGGTAGATTCTTTTTGAACAGGTCCGCAAACGCTTCCCTGTTTTCATGCCAAGAGGTCTTACCCTTAATCTCCCCTCTAGAGTAATGGATGACCTGTAAAGGTATGACCCTGTTTCGAAGACCCTTCATGTGCGCTTGAGATGTATAAAAGATATCATAAAAATCCCAATTCCCGGGAAAACATTTAGGCTTCTTTAGTTGGATAGTATTCACGGTTCTTCCTTTCGCTGCGAGGAATAATCCGTCCATTACCACAACATCCCCCAAAGGTCCAAAGTACGTTTGGAAGATTTCAGCCTTTTTATCCCCGTGATAAACACTTCCCGCTAAAGGATTAAGATGTGAATCCGCATGTGGAGTCTGCATGTCTTCCCACCAAACACAACTTGATCTGAGGAGACGAGTACCAGCTAAACCTACAAATCCAGAATTGGAATCCTCTAAGTTCTTTTCTATAAACAAGTTAAAGTCCCAAGGACTTGTTAAAATCTCAATATCATCGTGACAGAAGATAACAAGATCATCCGCTTTAATATCCTGATCCTTGACTCCAGTATCAAAAGCTTCAAAGATATTCTCAAACCCTACTAAAGGAACAACTCTCCATTCGGCTAGTTCAAAGAAATGCCTTAAGGTTTTTTTGATTTTACCGTCTCGAGTTGGAATAAAAGCGACTTTTTTCATTTTCTATATAATTACACACTATTATAGGATGTTTTTATGGTTTCTAAAAAAGAAGAAATATTAGAAGAACTTCGGAAATGCTCCGAAGATCCCGCCTATTTCATTAGAAACTACGTAAACATTGAGCATCCTATTAAAGGCATAGTACCTTTCGATTTATATCGATTTCAAGAAAAAATTATTAGTGAAGTTGAAGAATACCGATTTAACATTATTAGGAAGTTTAGACAAGCGGGAATTACTACTATCTGTGCGGCGTATTCCCTTTGGGCTATAATCTTCAAAAATAATCACAATATTATGGTTGTCTCTATTGGAGATCGGGAATCTACCGCATTTCTTCGCAGAGTAGTTCTCATGTATGATGATCTTCCTGTATGGCTTAAACCAAAGATTACTGAAAAAAACAAACACTCTTTGTACCTTAGCACTGGAAGTCGTGTAAGAGCTCAACCTGCTGGTGCTGGACGAGGTGAATCTGTATCTCACTTGATTGTTGATGAGGCTGCATTTGTTGATAAGATGCGTGAGTTTTGGGCTGCGGTATACCCTACAATTTCTACCGGAGGTAAGGCTACTTTGATTTCAACGGTTAATGGAATGTCTAATCTATACTACGAGCTTTACCGGGATGCGGAGTTAAAGAAAAATTCTTTTAACGTATTAGACCTTCATTGGAGAGAGCATCCAGAATACACTGACGAGTGGGCTAAGGAGAATAGACCTATTATTGGGGAACGCATGTGGGCTCAAGAGTATGAGTGTGAATTCCTTGGCACAGGAGATACTTTTATAGATGGAAACACCTTGAAGCGTCTAAAAGGAAATTCTTGCGAGGACTACTCGACTAGACACTCGGGCAAACTTAGAGTATTTCGGGAGCCTGACCCGTACCACCAGTATGTGCTAAGCGTCGATACCTCTTTTGGTAGAGAGCGTGATTACTCTGCATTTCAGATTATTAATCTTTACAGTGGTGAGCAAGTAGCAGAGTTCTATTCAAACACCACTCCAATCTCTAACTTTGCAAAAATTATTAAATCAGAAGGTGATGCTTATAACACGGCTCACTTAGTAGTTGAAAGGAATGGTTTGGGGATTGCACTGATTCAAGAACTATTTGATGTTCTTGAGTACGAAAACATGTGGATGGATGACAAAGGAGAATTTGGAATCCAGATCACTACTAAAACGAGAGAAGGAGTACTCTCCTCTTTAGAGGAAGCTCTTCGAGCTTCCAAGTTCAAAATTAATTCTGAGCGGACAATTGATGAGTTGATGACCTTTATTGTGAACGACAGCGGTAAAGTTCAGGCTGATGACGGCTATCATGATGACCTAGTTATGAGCTTAGCCCTTGCAGCCTCTGTTCTTGAGGAGTTAAAAGATAATGCTCCTATTATTCCTATGGGGACTAATCTTAAGCCGTATTTTTTTATTAATCCGGTTCCTTCACAAGCGACCTGGGATTGGCAACTCCAACAACAATTAATAGGTGGCCCTAATACTTGGGTTGATTATACTTTCGATGGTA